CAAGAATCACCTGGAGACCGGCGTCTAGTAGATCCGTTTCGACGAACGTTCTCAGAACCGCAAGCGTCACGTCGCTTTCCCCTTAGCCCATTGTCAGCGGCTCAAAGTAGATCGCCGTTGCCTCGGAAAGACTGAACCGGAGATCACCTTGAGCGTCGTTGAAAATCTGCGGCTCGAATGGCCCGCAGAAGACATCACCCGTGCTGGCCGGTACCGTCACAGCTGACGATGCGACCGCGAGCCCCTTCTGCTGGTTTTGCGTGGTGAACGTAACAACGCAGGCGTTAGCGCCTGTCTTGTAGAACCGGAATAGCGTCCTGCCATCGTTTTTCACCACGTACGTTGAGGTCCCAGCGACGACTCCCGTGGTGTAGGCGGCAGTAAGCCCTCCTCGGATCACCTTCCCGGGGGTTACCCTGACTTCGGTTGCCATGGATCACCTCCTACGAAGTGAAGCCCATGAACGTGAGGCCCGTGACTTCCGAGAAGTTGAACCTCATGTCTCCCGCGGCATCGTTGAAGACCGCAGGCGGCAGCGGCCCTACCATCACGTCGCCCGTTGTCGCCGGGATCACTACCGTGACCTCCGCTATGTCCAGGCCGATGATCTGGGCGGGCGTCTTCAGGATCATGTTGCAGGAGCCGGCTCCCGCCTTCTTGACGTGAATGATCGTGCGGCCGTCGTTCTTCATCGCGAAATCCGTGGTGCCGATGATGATGCCCGACGTGTAGGCGGTGGTCAGGCCCGACTTGGTGACCTTCAGCGGTGTGTATCTTGTGTCCGCCATGAGTTATTTCTCCTTCCCTTCGGTCGCAGACTTCCTCTGCGGAGCCTCGACCATCTTGTTTTTTGCGGCTGGCATCACCTTCAACGGCGAATCGTCGGGGATGTCAGTCCCTTCCACGTATGCGAGGAACTTCCCCTCGGGATCCCCAACGGGGACGAGGAGCGTCTTCGACTTATTCCACATGAGCGTGACGGGCGCTTTCATGCGCCCTCCTTCTCCGCGTCCCGTTTCGGCGCCTCCTCCTTCGCGGACGGTTTTATCTTCTTGGCCGCCCATGCGGGGATCTCCTCGCCCGCCTGTGCGACGGGAAACGCGCTATTGCCGTCAGGGGCGCCTTCCTCGACAACCCATGCACGATCGCGCGTGAGCACGAGATTCTTCTTCGCCTTCACTGCTTTTCCCCTCCTCCGTTTCCTGCCGGTGGGAGCGTGAGATCCGACACGGCAGCGGAAATCATGATGACCCGCACGCCTTGGCCGATCAGCTTTCCGTTCTCGTATGTCTGCAAAACGGAGAACGTGCAGCCGTGCTTTTGCAGCACAGCCTGGATCTCGGCTTCACACTTTTTCTCCACGTCCAGCTTCATCGCCTCGACTGGGCTCATGATCATTCGTTCCACCGGCTACCTCCTGAAGATTGCCCGGGCCGGGTGGCCCGGGCGCATATCAATTCGACTCACCCCCGCCTAGACCCTGCCAGGGGGAATGGGGATGACCGCGGCGTACCAGGTGCAGGATACCAGCGCCGTGGTCGTCCCCTGCTGAGCGACGATGGAAAGCGCGTTGCCCGGCTTCAGCGCGAAGAGACCCTTGAAGTCCTTTGTGATCGTGGTGGGCCCGATCACCGCGGCAGCCGTCGCCGTGTACATCGTGACCCCGAGATTTGAGAACCAGGCCGGGACCGCCACGAACGTACAGACGCATGCAAAGCGGATGTCGGGATCGGCCGGTGCTCCGATGAGCGCATTGTTGATCTGAGCGGGCAGATCGGCGAACGTGATGATCGGCGGGGTTGTCGCGCCGATCTGTGCGCCCGCGTTTTTCGTGAGCGCTAGCCCGAGAAGGCCCGGCGCTTGCGGCGTGCCGCTGATGCTGAGCTCCAGGCGGAATGGAATCCACAGCTTGTTGCTCCCCGCTGGGTTCCAGATCGTCACGTGGTTACCCGTTACGGCTGGCACGAGCAGTGCGACTCCCGCGGCCACCGTCGAGTAAACGTTGATATACCCGCGCCTCATCAGCTCGTAGTAGTCTCCGTTCATCGCCTGCGTGATGAGTTCTCCCTGATTTCCCTGTCGGACTCTCGATCCGAGAGCGCCATCAGGTATGATCTGCTCTCCTACTTGCGTATCAATCATGTGACATCCTCCTCCGTGATGTTCTGCCCTGACATAACAGTCAGGTGCATATTCATGAGTTTGAGTTGCGACAGGATTGCCTGTAGCAACTCCCTCGCATCCGCGTCCGTCGTGACTTTCGTCTCACCCTCCGGGGTGAGCTTCTGCCTCGGCGGATTTGTTACATCGTCTCCAGGCAAAGCCATCTCGGCCTACCTGTCGATATGCCCGAAGAGCGCGTTGCCCAGGAAGCCCGCGTTCGTCGCGTTGTCGATGGAGAGATAGTACGGCTCCCCGATGAACGGATGCACGAGCACTATTGCTCCCCTACCTCCCCAGATGTTTTCCACGCTCGCCGTGCAGACGAGCCGCTGGTAGGCGAGGTCAGCCACCGCGCCAAAGATCATGAACTTGGCGTTCACCGCGACGGCCTTGACCGTGACTGCCGTGAGCGATACCACGCTGCCGACGATGCCCGTGATGATGTTGAACTCCCAGGTGCCGTCCGTGCACTGATATGCGCAGATGTCCGCGGCTGCCGCCGCGTTGCCCGCGGGATCCCGGGGAGCAACGACCGTGGTGATGGTTGCCGCTCCGACTGCCGCCGCGGTGAGCACCTTGTTCCGGGAACTCCCCGGAAAGGCTGCCGCATCGGTTGCGAACATGAAGCGCAGATTGTGCGCCGTGGCCGCGCACAAGTACGAGAGCGACAGCAGGGCGAGTCGTTTGCCGTCCTGAGCCTGCATGGCTTCGTCTATCGCCGTGTTCGCATTTTGTGTGTGATAGTCACACACCTCAAAACCGGAAAGATATGGTCCTTCCATTTTTCCCCTCCTTCCCTACGGCCTGGTGAACCGGCAGAATGCCGCCGGCCTCATGATCACGTTCGCCAGCCTCGTCGTCGCGCGGATCGCCCAGATGAAGTGACTGAAGTTTGTCGACTCGCTGTCGCTCACCTCGACCACGACCCCACGCTTTTCGAAGAGCTTGATCCAGTCGGCGAATGCACCGACGAGCGACATTTTCTCCGCGATCGCATCGCTCTGCACGACCTGGAGACCCCAGAGCCTGTCGACCGTCTCGTTGGGATTTCCGAGGATGTACAATCCGTCCACGGTCCGGGCGAGCCTGATGATCGCCCAGTCGTTCGGGTGGAAGATGAACGCGCTCGGCGTCGAGCGCCCAGTGACCCTCACGTCCTTCGCGGCGTTGAAGCTGGTATCGAAGTAATCCCCTGCGTACCCGCGCACCTGGATGTTCGCGTTGAGCAGCAGGCCCTGGAGACTCGGGGGAGTTGCCGCCAGTCCGTTGATGATCTGCGAATCGATGCGCTCTCTGAGCATCTGCATGAGATCGTCGCTCACGATGCTCTGGAGCTGATCGATGTCCTCGAGTTGCTGCCCTGTAATCGGAAGCCATACCCCGACGAGCTCGACGGGGACAGTCCGCTGAGTGTAGGTGTAAGCCGCCTCGCCCAGCACCGCGCCCTCCGTCGCCTCCGCCGCATTGTTCGTCCGGAGGGTCTGCTCCATGTAGACGACCGCCGCCTGGTTTGTGGTCCTCATGGGGATGAGGTCCATGATGTCGGGCGCTCTCCTGACCATCGGTACGACATCGCCCGTGCGGACGCTCTGAGGCGCGAATCCTGCCGCCCCCGTCATGAGGGTTTTCAGCGGGACATCGATCTCGAGGCCGGCTTTCCCGCGCCGTTCCTTGAGGTAGGATTTGAACTGCGGGCTGCCGACGAACGTTTTCCCGATGTCCGTTTCGGTCCCCTCATCCTTTCTCGGCTGCGGAAGCCCCTTGCGCGCGGCCTCCTCGGCCTCCTTCGTGCGCGCCCGGTCCTGGTCCGCGGCCTTCTCGATCTCGGCGAGCGAGTCACACTCGTTGCCGAGATCCGCGAGCTCCTTGTTCATGGCCTTGATCGCATCGGCCTTGGTCTTGTTGTCCCCCTGCAGGAGCGTGACCTTCGAGAGGTCGAAGTCATCGCCCATCTGCTTGAGGACCTCATGGACCTTGTCCTGCTTGGCCTTGAGCTCGTTTCTCTTTTCGATCAGTTTGCTCGGCATGTCGGTTACCTCCTTGCCGTGCTCAGTAATGTGAAGCGGGTCAATTCTGCGAGCATGGCGTTGCAGTTCTCGTCAGCCTTCGGCTCATCGCTTGCGACGGCCTCAAGCCTGCCGATCTCGATCGACAGTTCTCCGAGCGTCTGTTTCACCAGCGCAGCCCGCTTCATAGTTTCGACCCCTGGGCGCCGCCCCTCGGCTGCGCGCAGGTCCGATACGTCCTTTAGCCTATCAATCACATTCCGCACGTCGCTCGCGACGAGCTCGAGGTGATCGACAAGCTGTATTGGTTTTCCGGATTTGATCTCCAGGAGACGGGTATTCACTCCCGCGCCCATGAGGACGGGAGATACCTCGTTCACCCGTATCTTTTTGAGGAGCCGCACCGTCTCCCCGTCCTGCGTCTGCATTTCAAACTCGATATCGGGCAAGGAGAAAGAGAACTCCTGAAGGTCGGCGATGCCCTTGATCGTGAGATAGGTCTCGCGGCCCGCGGTGGTCTCAAGGAGGAACTGCCCCTCGACGAGAGCGTCGTTGCCCTTCTCGTAGATCCTGCCCTTGCCTACGGGCAGCGCATTGACACCTTCTCCCCATGAGCCGTGCCCATAGGCAGAGATGATGACGCGCTGCTCGCCGAAGGCGCCGGGAAGTATCATGTCGCCCTGTTTGTCAACGACGTTCATCGTGCAGAACACGGCGGCGAAGCTACCCTCTGGGCCGTCGAACTTGAGATCTCTCAGTTTTAGGACCTTCGTCTCCATCCCTTTTCCCTCACTCGAAGATCTGCCGCATGCCGCCGGCTTCTTCCTTGCATGCGATCGCCAACTTCATGAGTTGGCCTTCCTTCTGCTCGACTGCGATCACGCATTGGTATTTCTTCAGCAACGCGCTGAGCGCTTTCTTGCACTCAGAGAGGCGCCTGAGTTTTGAAACTGCGATGTGCGCCATGACTTGGCTGCCGGTTGGTTGCATCTCATCCTCCAACCACGGGCGCGAAGGACCGCGTGCCATTGGGATGCTCGCTCTCCGCGAGCTGCCCCGCCTCATCGAACGACACGATCTGCCCGTTGAGTTGCATGCACTCCTCGTCGGTCTCTCCGAGCTGCGCGTCGAACACGAGCACGCCTGTTATGTTGTCGCTGCTCTTGTAGGCCTCGAGGCTTGAGATGTTCTGCGCGTACTTCGCCTCGGTTCGGGCGATCACCATGCTCCGCGTCGCGGCGGATCCCCATGGGCCGGCGGGGACCATCTCGCGGATGAGCTCAACGATACCGGCGGCGCCCTCTCCCGCAGCGCGTCCTTGCTCGATCGCCTGGAAGATCGCGCCATGCGTCTGCCTCGAGATGTCGACCAAGCCCTTGCGGATTCCGCCCCTTGCGATTATGCGCTGCTCGGTGGGATCGGAGAGGTTTACGGCCAGGTTGAGGATGGTTCGGATGGAATTGAAAGTGTCCTTCGCCACCGCTAGGTACTCCGCCTCGTAGGCGAGATCGAATACATCGAGCTCGTCGTATAGTTGGTCGCCGGCCCGCGTCCAGTCCGGCTCAGCCTTCAACCCGCGCTCTTTCGCGATCCGCTCGAAGGCTGCCGCCGCCTGGTCGCCATACTGACGGAAGCGCCTCTCGAGCCTCGCGCTCCACTGCGCGACCTGGCGATTGCGATCGGCGTCGAGCCGGTGCATGAGGCGCGAGACGTTGGCGGGCGCGCGAGCGGTCTTCGTGCCTGGAGCAGGCAGTGCCTTCGGAGCGGGCAGAGCTGGGGGGAGCGCGGGTGCGACGTCACCGTTCGCCTGGTCCTTCGGCACGATCGCCGTGATGGTCGAGAGGTAGTACACGTCATCCTCTGGACTGGTCTCGTAGCCGAGCTGCTGTTTATATTCAAGGCGTGTTATGCCGCCGCAAGCAAATTGCCGAGTGAGTCGTTCGCTCTTTTTGTTCTCGTCGTCCTGCAGCACGCGGACCTTCGACAGATCCCATGCGACGCAGTAATTCTCCGGGTTCGCCTCGAACTCGGGGAGTAGCTGCAGATCCCAATCGTCGGCCCAGGCATTTTGCATTGGGATGATGCAGTCCTCGTATGCCATGGCGCGCATCTCCGACATGGTTGCTCCGACTTTTGTTTGTTGCAGCCCGGTACCGAGCCCCGCCACCGCCGCGGGGATCCCCAGGAGGCCCGTCACGCGTTCCTCGGGAATGTCGCGCAGACGGGATAAGTCCAACTTCGCGGCGTCAACGCCGAAGTAGCTCACATCGGTGGGGGCGGTCATGACCATGGGTTCCCCGCGGCGCACGCCAGCCCATTTTTCGATGATCGCCTTCTTCACGTCCTCGGGCTTCTCGCCCGGTCCGGCTACGGAGCCCGGCTCCTTCGGGGAGATCACTACACCCATGACGCCCGCATTTCGCAGCAGGATGGCGGTGAACTCGGAAGCCTCGATGTCAGTGTAGATTTCGCGGAGGAGGATCTTCAGGGACGACAGCCCGAGTTGCGGGTTGTTTGGGTCGATGCCGTTGCGAAGATGCACGACCTCCTCGGGTAGGAGCTTTATCATCCCTGCGCTTCGGCTCGTTACCCCGGTCGGGTAGTATTCGTAGTAGTCGATAAAGCCGTTGTCCGGGATGTGCGGCTTTATTGCCCAATGCGGGACGAACTGCTCTGCGAGGACCTCGCTGTACTTGCCCCTGACTTTGTAGGCAAACGCGTTCCCGTCGACCATCCACTCGATAGTTTGCGCCATCCGAAAAGCGGATCCGCTGTAGAACGGGCTGGGGCGCTTCAACAGCCGCGCCAGGGGATGCGTCATGTCGATCTCGTTGTCGTCGACCTTTCTCACTCCCACCGGGGATTCGGCCATGCGCCGAGCAGCCCAGAGCACGGGGATCATGATCACATCGCAGTCCAGGCCGTCGCCAACCTTGCGCGAATAGGTGAGCCCGACTGACGTCGACGAGGATCCCGCAAGCCGGTTTACCGAGAAGCCTTTCAACAGGCTGCGCGCGATGCGTTTTCTCAGTCCGTCGAAGAGCGCCACTACAGGACCCCCCACTTGCTGCCCGAAGGATGCAGGGACTCAGTCGCGTAACGCACCGCGGCGATCCCATCGTTCTTGTAGTCAACGAACTCCTCGAGCACGTTCCCGTTCTTGTCCTCGCGGTACTTGAAGATCGGGATCTCGGCGGCGATCCCCGGGCAGCGCTCGCGGTGAATGTGCAGGCGCTTGTGTTTTAGGAAGTCGATCCCGAAGCGCTCGCTCCCCGGGCCCTTCTTCGAGGCGATCGTGCGCCAGCCGGACTGGTTCCATTCCTTGATCCGATCGGGTTCCGCGCTGTCGCCCGTCGTCGAGCCGCGCTTCACCAGGTCGAGGATCTTCCTCCCGTCGAAGTACTGCCGCGAATCCTCGATGAGCTCAGTGTTGGTGCGTTGTCGCTTGTACACCTCGTCGAATATGTAGAGCTCTCCGTCCTTCGAGCCCACGAGCTCGAAGGCGAACGGGTGGTTGAAGCCGTAGTCCTGCCCCTGATACACGGCGTCGAAGTCGGCGAGGTCGAGCGGGAAGTCCTCGATCACGTAATTCGTGAAGACCACGTTGCCGATCACGCCCCACTCGCCGAGGGCGTAGATCTGGTAATACGTGAGGTCCTCATCCTTGAGCGCTTCGAGCTCCGCGCGGTCATCGGGCGCGAGCCAGGCGTTGTCCTTGTATGTCGTTTTTAGGACCGTCGCACGCTCAGGGGGGAGCGGCTTGTCGAAGAAGCGGCCCTTGAGCCAGTGCTGCGCGTCGATCGGGTTGAACGTGTAGGTGACCTGCTTCGGGACGGCGGCGAATCCACGGAGGCGCAGGCGGAGCTGCCGGTCATCGGTCGGTGTGATCGCGCTCGCCTCCTCAACCCAGATATCCGTGAGCGGGCCGTTGGCGAATGTGAGCGACTTCAACTTCTCGGGGTCGTCCAGTCCGCGGAAGAGCATCTGATTGCCGTTGTGCTTGCAGGTGATAGCGAGCGGCTGGACGGTGATGTGGAATGCGTCCCTAAGCCCCCACATGTTGATGACCTGATTCATCTGCGCGAATGTGCTGTCACGATTCGCTTTGTCGATCTTGCAGACGCCCAGGACGTTGTGCCCTTTCTTCGTCACCATGCGGTAAGCATAGCGCTGCGCGGCGAACACGCTCTTCCCAGATCCTGCCCCGCCGTAGAGCACGTTGAATCGGCGGGTGTCCCAGAGCAGCGGGTAGTAGGCGGGATTGATGACCTCAGGGAGGCGGGAGAAGTCAATCAACATCGGCGGGCTGGTCCTCTGGGCGAGGGGCGGGGATGATCTCGACGCGGTCGTCGTGGATGTTGAGCTCTGCCTTGCGCTTGCCCAGGAGATCGGCGAGCAGCTCAACAGCACGCATACGAACAGCGTTGTCAGTGTGATTGCCAAGCGATTGATCCTGGTAGTATTT